TGGCTAAACAAGGTGCACCTTTTTACTTCCTTTCTCTTATTCCTCCGAGTCTTTTTAAGAAAGATGCCGTTTCTGTAGTTCCTAATCCAGTTTATGTTCCCCCTAACATTTTTATGAAGGTGTTTGGTGAGCAAACGCTCAACCAGTACCTTTTGAACCAAGGGGACCGAATTGCTGCAAAAGTGGTTTTGACCAAGCCTAAAGCTAAGGCGCCACTGAAACATGATGCCAAGTCGGCTGCGAACAACAATAATAACAACAATCCTCCCAAAGCCAAAGCTCAGGTAGAGGAGTCTAAGGAGATGCAGGGGAGTTTGCCCTCCCATGCGCCTTGGGTTCCCTCTGTGTACTTGAAGAGCTATTGTAAAGTCACGACCAGCAATGGGCGTGAAATGGCTGAGGGTTGGGGGTTCAAGATGGATAAGTTTTGGGTTTTCCCGAGTCATTACGTCAAGGACCCTTCGTGGAGAGTTATTCAAATTACGGCATTGCGTACTGGAGAAATTAGGACGGACATTGATGAGGTGTTTCATGCCAGTGAGCTAGACACACCTCTTCGTGATATGGACGTCGCCTATGTTATGTGCAAACATACTTCTATTCCTGCGATTACTTTTACGGTAGCAGAGGAGTATACTAAAGCACATTCCGGAACTATGTATGATCGTTTGGTGTATGTCACGCCCACACTGTTGCCTGACGGCTCTTATGATGTTGCCGTTAGACCATTTGTGCAGGCTGCACTCATGCCAAAGATCCATCGTATTGCTGGGAATTGCCATACTAGACCAGGAGATTGTGGAAGTCTACTCCTTGGGTTTAGTGATAGTGGTATTCCCGTTCCTATCGGGTTTCACATTGAAGGCGCTGTCACTGGGGCTAAGTCCTGGGCGGCTGCTTTCGATGTTGCTACACTACTGTTTTTAAACTTGTCCGGTCCAAGCCATTAAATCTTGGTGGCTGGGCCGAAATGTATAAAATCAAGGTGAATTATTTATTGGAGGATGATTGGGAGGTAGGTCCGTGGGCTGTCGGCTTTTGCCGCGTCCCGCGATTTGCGCCCTATGGCTCTTCTGATGTAGTTTGCCATGATCTGGATATTCCAGAAACAGGTTTTGATTACAGTATGCGTGACGGCGTTTTGATTGATACTGTTGCCAAGTACAATGTAGCTACTGCTCCTCTACCACGATACTGGTATGAGGCGTATGCCTATGTGCGTGCTCGGTTGACAGCATTTGTTCCCCAACCTTCTCGTGTATTACAATTTGAGCAGTTGGTCGCTCATGGAGTTGAATTGTCAACGACTCCTGGGTGGCCGCACGTCGGAAAGTTCAAAACTAAGTTTGATTTCTTTAACGACGCTGATTGTTTGCACCTTTGTTTACATGAGGATTATAAACGGGACTACTTGTGGACTTCTTTTCCGAAGCGGGAAGTCATCAAGAAAATGAAAAACGTTCGTCAGATTTGTGGCTGTGAAGCCCCCTTTTTGTACCATCTGCTTCCTCTCGTGCATACTTTTAACAAGAGTATTGAGGTTGCTGGGCGTGGGTTACCATTCTATATGGGTACCAGTTTTGAAGGAGAAGATTATCAGCATTTCGTGTCTGAATTTGCTAATTGTTCATACTTCCTTTCAACTGATGCCACTGGATGGGACACCTCCGTTCCAGCTGCCGCTTACGAGACGGTCGCGGATCTCCGATGCAGTTTTTTGCGGGAACAACACCACGAAAAGCTGCGGTTTTTGTACCGGCAGATTGCTCTCAAGTTAGTCGTCGAGCCTGATGGAATGATTTTTCAAGTCTTCCACGGCACACCGAGTGGTCAACCTTCAACTGCGCAGGACAATTCGATTATTAATTGGATTTTTGTTAGCGCCTTTCTCCTACAGTATTATGATTATGCTGAATTGGAGCATGATGTTAAGGTTGCCATTTATGGTGACGATTGTTTACTTGGGTTCACTGCCGAGCCCCCTTTTTCGCCCTTGGCTATTAAGGAGTTTTTCGCTCAATGTGGGATTAAATTGAAGTCTCCTGAGAAATGGTTATCTTTTGAAGAGGCTGATTTTATCAGTCGCCGTCCTGTAAGGATGGCTCATGGATATTCCTTTGTCTATGTTAGGCACGAAAAATTACTTGAATCTGCGCGACATATGGAGGGTACATTGCCTCGCCTGAATCGACCGAGAAATTGATCGATTTGCGGAAGAAGGCTAGTGGTACTCCTTCGTATGCACCACTTAACGATGCAGTATGGCGTGAAATTCGCCGTTGTCGTAATGACAAAGCTATCGATAAGACGCGCTTAGCCAAGCTTGTTTCTCTTATGACCTCCGAAGATGTGGAGTTACTGGCCCGGGCCGGACTCCCCATCCCACAGTGCGTGACCCGTAAGTGCGACGCCGCCTGTGGTTTAGTGATGTCCTCACTAAAGAAGTCGGAAAAAGGTCAAAAGAAACAAAAACAAGCGAAAAAGGTCACCAAGGTAGCGAAGAAAGTCGCTGCCAAGGTGGTTAAAGAGGTACGTAAGGTTGAACGGAAAGAGCAACCAAAACGCCACCCCCAACCAGCTCGCCCTAAGGCCAGCATGGTTGAAACCGTTAAGAACAAAGAGATGGCTGGCGCTAGCAATATTGTTGGCGCCATGATAGCCCCCTCCAAATCAGAGCCTATTAGATTCCCCAATGAAGGTGATATCCGAATGGGAACTAGCCCTGTGAAGGAGAGCTATCGCTTTACTCTTGGCAGTGTCACGAAGACTGGAGACACAGTTCGAACATACGGTGGTATAATTTTGGATTTGCAATACCGCAACCCTATATACGCCCTGACTTCCATTGATGGAGCTGGGACCCTTACGTGGGGTTCACCTGGTAGCCCTAATGGCTACTCTGCAATTGTAACTAATGCAGCTCTCATGCGCCTTAATGTTGCGTCGGTGAAGTTTTTTAACTTTGCCCCGAACATGTGGAAATCAGGACGCGTATTTATGATGCAGTGGCAAGCACTATCATCATCTGGTATTTCACTGCCCACTACTGACGCCTCGATCATGTACAACCCCATGGTAAGAACATCTAGCGAAGCTAACCCCTCTCGTGGGGAATTCGTCGTTGGCAAGGAGATGTTGGGACAGCTGGACTGGATTTATCCTACAGATACTTCTAATAATTCACGTTCAAGCTGTATCGTCATTTTCTTTGTCACCCCAGTGGTTGATGCATCGTCGACACAGATAGAAGTGCAGTGTACTTTACAGTATGAGTATGTTCCGTACACGAATTATCAAATTCTGACGGAGACTGCTTCGACGGGAGTGACTGAAGATGCTCTGGCAACTGTTAATACCGCCGTTAGTCAACGCACTGACGCTGGTGGCAACGAAGCCGCTGCTGAGCCAGGATTACTGGAACGTGCCATGACTGTTGGAAAACAGGTTTATGGACTTGCAAAGGACGTGTGGG